TTGCTGAGTATGCTTCTCAACAGATTAAGATCGCAGCAGCGACTCGTACGGTTTCAGGGACTGCTGCTCGCCGTATTGCTGATGGAGTTAAGGTAAGCAAGACTTCAAAGATCGGTGAGTTTAGTTACGGCTTTGCACGTCAGAAGTTCAGCGGTGGCGGTTCAACTCTTGACCTACTTTACGGTATGGAGTTTGGATCTAATAGATTTAAGCAGTTCCCAAAGCGTACGCCTAACAAGGGCAGAGGCAACTCGGGTTACTTTATTTATCCAACCCTACGTCAGATCCAGCCTCAGTTAGTCCAGAAATGGGAAGAAGCATTTAGTCAGATTTTGAAGGAGTGGGATTAATGGCAGGTAATAGAACCCTTAAACTCTCGATCCTTGCTGACGTTGATGATCTTAATAAGAAGTTAAAAGCTGCTAATGGCGATGTTGAAACATCTGCTACTGGCATGGAAAAGTTTGGCAAGATGGCGAGCGCAGCGTTTGCTGCTGCTGCCGTCGCAGCTGCTGCTTATGCAGTTAAGATCGGCGTTGATGGTGTTAAGGCTGCAATTGCTGATGAACAATCACAATTAAAACTGGCTCAATCTTTAGAAAAAGCAACTGGTGCTACTAAAGATCAGATTGCTGCTACTGAAATCTCAATCGATAAAATGGCTCGTGCTACAGGCGTTGCAGACGATCAACTTCGTCCGGCTCTGGCGAGATTGGCTTTGAGTACAAACTCAACTAGCAAGGCTCAGGAATTACTTGCTCTGGCTCTTGACATCTCAACTCAGACAGGCAAGCCACTTGAAGGTGTAGCCAATGCTTTGGGTAAGGCTTATGATGGTAATACCGCAGCTCTTGGCAAGTTAGGTGTTGGATTATCCAGCGCAGAGTTGAAGGCAATGTCATTTACTGATGTTCAACAGAAACTAACTGATCTCTTTGGAGGCGCAGCTGCTGCTAACGCCGAGACATTTCAGGGTCGCATGGATCGTCTTAAAGTGGCGTTCGATGAAGGCGTTGAGACAATCGGAGTTAAGTTACTTCCTATTATTGAAAAGTTATTAGGCTTTGTTTTAGATAAAGTCATTCCAGGCTTTAACAACTTCATTAAACTCTTTGATCCATTAAAGAAAGTTGTTGAGGACAATAAAGAGACTTTTGCAGCCTTTGGCGCATTTATTGTTGATTACATTGTGCCAGTCATTACTCAGAAGTTAGGCGCTGCAATCTCATTTGTTGCAACCGTTGCCAATGCTGTCCTACCAATTATCGGTGGAGTTATTAAGATGATCTCTACGATGGTCTCAGTTGCCATCGATGGAATCAATGCTCTGATTAGGGCTTACAACGCGATTCCACTTTTGCCAAACATTCCAACTATTTCCAAGCCTTCTATTGCTACCCCAACGGTTTCAGCGCCAAAGGTAAGCACACCAAGTTTTAACACCCCAACCATTTCAACTCCTAGCGGTGGAGGTGGCGGTGGAGGTGGATCCACTTCAAGCCAAGTTTTGAGCACTAGTACAACTGCTGCCGTCGCAGCTGCAACCTCTGCTGGTTCATTTGATGTTGGTCGATTCCGTATGGCTGAGAACGCATCGATGGCACCTGTCTATAACATCAACGTAACTGGAGCCTTGGACAAAGAAGGCGTAGCGCGTCAGATCGTAGAGATTATTAACGAGTCCTCTTACCGCGGTGGCGGTGGACCTGGATCGGCTCTAATCGCATGAGTCAATGGACTCCTGAATGGAACCTTACAATCAATGGCGGAGGCAGTTACACAAACCTCACGCTTTCAAACCTTACGATTACTTCTGGTCGCCAAGACATCTATTCGCAACCTTACGCGGGTTATTGTAATGTCGAGATTCTTAACCTAGATCTATCTCCTATTGAGATTGACGTCAATGACCAGATCAATATTCAGGTCAAAGACTCCTCTGGTACTTTTGTAAATCTCTTTGGTGGCTATGTAACAGACATCGACGTAGAAGTCACCCAAGCCTCATCTACGGCTATTTCAGAGCGTATTAAGGTAGTTGCCTTGGGTGCCTTGTCTAAACTGCCTAAAACCCTCACAGAGGGCGTTTTAAGCAAAGACTTTGACGGCGATCAGATTTACACAATTCTTAGTGAAGCCCTGTTCGATACTTGGAACGAAGTACCAGCTGCTGAAACTTGGGCTGGATACAATGCAACAACAACATGGGAAAACGCTGAGAACTCTGGACTTGGCGAGATCGATCGACCAGGCGACTACGAATTAACTGCTAGGTCATCAAACACAACAGACATTTACAGCCTTGTATCCTCTTTGGCTACTTCTGGACTTGGCTACCTCTTTGAGGATTCACAGGGCAGAATCGGTTATGCCGATAGCACTCACAGAAGCCAATACTTAACAACCAACGGTTATGTAGATCTAACTGGTTCTCATGCTTTGGCTCGCGGTATTAGAACCTCGAAGCGCTCAGGCGATGTCCGAAATAACGTGACAATTACTTACAAGGCAAACGCTCAGGAATCGGCATTAGATGCAGCTTCTATTGCTGTTTATGGGCAACAGGCTTACGAGATTACAACCTCACTTGAAAACGGGTCAGATGCTTTAGACCAGGCTGAGTTTTATTTAGGATTGCGCGCTTTCCCAGAGGCTCAATTTAAGTCAATTACTTTTCCACTTGCTAGCCCAGAGATCGACGATAGCGATAGGGATGCTTTGTTAGAGGTGTTTATGGGTTTACCAGTAAACATCACCGATCTACCTTCAAATATCACAAATGGTCAATTCCAGGGCTTTGTTGAGGGTTGGACTTTTAGCGCTGGATACAACTCGCTTTACTTGACTTTGACTGTTTCACCAACTGCTTACAGCCTCCAGTCCACTCGTTGGAATGGCGTCTCAGGAGCCGAAACATGGAACACATTAAGCCCAACACTAGAATGGATTGACGCTACAATAGTAGCCTGATAAAGGAGAAACATGGCAACAACAACAAACTACGCCTGGGAAACCCCAGACGATACCGATCTCGTTAAGGACGGCGCAGCTGCTATCCGCACGCTTGGCTCCTCTATCGATACAACTACTAAAGCACTTAATCCATCGACGACTCTTGGTGATATTGAATACCGATCATCGACTGCTAATACAAACACGCGTCTTGGCATTGGTAGCACAGGACAAGTCCTCACAGTTGCGGCTGGAGTTCCAAGTTGGGCTGCCGCGCCTGCTTCAAGTGGTCCAGCGTTTAGAGCGTACACATCTACAACGCAATCAGTGTCCGCATCTACTTTTACCAAAATCGTATTCGGTGCTGAAAACTTTGATACAGACAGTTGCTTTGCTTCTAATGATTTCACACCAAACAAGGCTGGCTATTATCAACTTAATACAACTATTGAAGTGACTGGCCCAACTGGCGGAGATTATTTTTATATCTATAAAAATGGTTCGGCGTATATGAGATTTAGAAGTCCAGTAAGTGGGTCGGGGTCTTACCAATTAAGTGATTTAGTCTATTTTAATGGCACAACAGATTACGCCAACGTGTATTGGTACAACAGTGCAGTCACAGTTCAAAGTGGTTCTGAATATGCATCATTTAGCGGAGTATGGATTAGGAGTTAATTATGACAATTCACGAAACAATTTACGCAGCTTATCCTGAGTTAGAAGGCACAGACCTTTACTTTACTCATGGAATCAAACTGCAAGATGATGCAGACGGAGAAGGTGTTTATATTGCTGAGTGGGCTTACTCAAAGCCTTTACCTGATGGATTAAAACTAGGCAAGTGAAACCAAAATTATCTAAGTCGGTCGTTCAGTTAAGAGAGCAGGCAGACGATGCTTATCCTGACCGAAAGCGTGACTCTGACGGGACAATCGGCGACGCCAAGCACTCAACCAGAAAGAGCGATCATAACCCTGACCCTGATTCAGGGTATGTCCGCGCTATCGATCTCGATGCTGATTTCGACAAATCGTCCTCTACAGCTGCTTACATTGCCGACCAGATACGAATTGCAGCCCGAACAGATAAACGCATTGCATATGTTATCTTTAACAAAAAGATTGCAAGCGCTAGAAGCCTCTGGCGTTGGCGAAAGTACACGGGAGTCAATCCACACATCAAACACATCCACGTCAGTTTTACAAAGGCTGGCGACACGGATTCGAAGTTTTTTAACATCCCGTTACTAGGAGGAACAGATGACACAAGACCTAAAGAAGATGCTAGCAAGTTGGGGACGAGCCTTCCTAACAGCTGCTCTTGCACTTGTCGCTGCCGGCGAGACTGATCTAAAGAACATTGCTTACGCTGGGGCATTGGCAACAATCCCACCAGTAATGCGTTGGCTAAATCCTAAAGATGAAGCCTATGGTCTACGGTGACCGCTAATGATTGGGCGGGACTTGTTCTCGCTATTTTCTCGACGCTTACTATTGTTGTTGGCGGT